ACTTGAATATGAATAGCTCATATACATCCTTCAATGGGTTCAATGATAACGCGAACTTTTACTACTTTGTATGTGCTTTTAAGATCCATGAGACATGCTCTTTCAGCTTCTGTCTTTGTTTTAAACAGCAAGTAAGGTGAGTCATCAATAAAAGGCTTGACATATTGCCCACCTTTTTTCATAATTGCGAACCTGTTTGTTGCTACACGTTTCATTTTGTATCCTGATATGTATCACCAACTTTGTAATCCGATACCATAGGCACTTCCATTGTAACGGCATTGCACATAGCGTTCATCAAACAATTGGCCTCACGTTCAATAGCGTCAATCGGCGCGCTAATGACCAGCTCATCATGGACGCTTAAAAGCAACCGGCTACCTTTACGAGTCTTTTGGTATAGCAACATGGCAGCCTTGGCCTGATCAGCGGCTGAGCCTTGAATCAGAAGATTAACTCCTTTATAGTCAAATTCACGGAGGCGACCAAGTATGACTTTTGGAGGCTCCATTTTCACCCATCGACCACCAATAGTCTTAATAGGCTCATTTAACTTATACCGAGTCCTCATGGTGTTTTGCATAGTCTTAAGACCAGGGGCCACCGCAGTTGTATAAGCATCCATCAATGTCTTGGCCAAGTTAAGATCAATCTCCAACATTTCACTAATCTTCTTAGGCCCAGCCCCGTAAAGAATAGCAAAGGATACACCTTTTGAGTATGTTCTTGATACCTCACGACCACTGGCCTCGGTCATCATGGTTGCTGCATAGGTGTGCAAATCAGCTCTAGCATCAGCCTGATACTGCCGCATAAGGTTACCACCTTCAAAGTGCGCAAAGATCCTTAATTCCTGAGCATTAAAGTCACATGCCACCAGCTTATGGCCTTCATCTGCTAGGATGAAGCTTCTGATGAATGGGAGGGGGGCCACATCCAAGTCGGCTGGGAGTTGTACTTTCGGGTAACGGATAGGTGCATTTTGAAAGTTTGGCGTTGAGCTAAGTCTTCCTGTTCGTGTACCCCCACGTTCACCTCGAACACTGTTCCAGTTGGTGTAGATTCTACCTGTAGATTCAGAAGCTTCCAACCAGGGCTCAATGAAAGTTGACAAGCATGTTGATAGGTTGGCTCTATATCTAAGAACATCTTTTAACTCCATGTGGGTTAGCATTTCTTCAAACGCTTCTTTGGTTGCCTGTTGTTGACCCTTATCAGTCATGGGCCACGTTTTATTTTTATCCCAGTAATCTGATTGATAAATAGATTCAACAAGCTGTTGATCACTATCAACGTTTAACTCAGGAGAATTTAACAATGCACGAACCCAAGCAGTACTTGCAGCAATGTCTTTTATGGCTTGCTCTTTTGCTTTCTGTAAACCTTCACGATCTACCCGTACACCTAAGCGTGAGTTTTCAAGTAAGACTGGAAGCAATTCCATCTCACGAAGATAAGGCTCAGCCTGCAAAGGCAAAACCTTCCCATGTAAAAAGTCAAAAAGCTTTGCGGTCAAGGTAACGTCAGCCGAGGCGTACCTGCCTACCAATTCCACAGGCCCCTTGCTAATGTATGCGCCCCATGTGGATTTCTTTTTCTTGGCTTCAGGAATATTTTCAATAATCCAGTCACGTAATTCATCTCTTTCATCCGGAGTAGCCAGTTCCCACGTAACCACCAAGTCTTTAAGTGATAAAGACCTAACATGAGGGTCATGGAGGAAGGCCAGAATTAACGTATCATGGATCCTTGATGGATCAGGCATTGGGAGATCTAAATGTATCTCAGCCACATCCAAGTCAAACATGGCATTGTGAAAGCAGATATCTCTGCCTGAGTCGTAGATAGTCTCTAATAGGATTTTAACTGCTTTTTCAGTAGTTGTGTTGCCATGCAGATGGCCAAATGCATGATAGCCATCAGGGTATTCACCTTCAGGATCATAGAGAGCAAGACCCACCGGTTTTGGCGGATATTTGGGCCTTGCTTCTATGCCCTCGGTTTCAAAGTCGAGGAACACTGGTTTCATTTTAGAAACGATCTGATGTAGCAACTGAAGTGTCTTCCACCTCATTGATTACGCCAGCAGACGCAATGGCCTTTTCAATCTCCTCTTTGCTACGACTGATAAGTGCCGCAACAACGTCTTGATCATCAATAGCTTTGACCATGCTGAAAGTAACCTTGAACTGTGTTTTAGCATCAGGCACAACTGCCACTTCACTTATCACAGCCAAAGGTGGGCGACGCAATGTTGCAGCAATTGTTTGCACATACGTAGCGTAGTTCTTTAAACTAGTTACGGGTGGGCGTAATGCCGCAACCTCTGCTGCTTTAACTGCATCGGCACTTGTTAGCACATCAGCAGGAATTAGCAAAAGTCTACGTGTTTCACGACATGCTTTGCCTTTACCACCATTTGGTGATGAGCCCCACTCATTTTTAGGGCAACCTTCACAAGTGGCGTGCTGAGGCACAGGTGATAAACCATTAGGCTTCATACCTGTGGCTGTAGCGTCAATTGCAAAGCAATCAGGCGGCACAATCTTTGTGGGGTCATACCTTGAAGAGTAGAAAAGCCTTTCAATTGGCGCGGCCAAAATGACACATGCCAACTTGTTACCTGCAATGGCATTGCCATGATAGGTAAGGACTCCACCTTTGGTGGAAAGAAACGTTGTTTGCAAAGATTCTTTTTCAGCTTTTACGCTGTCCTCGGCCATTTTGGCCAATTCATCTTCGAATAACGCGATTTGATTTTGAGGTTGTTTTGCCATGTTATGTACTCCTATACTAGATGACATGTTACTTGCGACGGACGACGGATAATTCCCAGAGCTTCGTTGAAGAAGTCCCAGGCACAACTTCACCAGCTTCCCATCGTTCCTTGAAAGCTGTTGAAGATAAACGCTTGTGCAATAGTTCAAATTGACCTGTTGCAGCAACGTGTTTATAGAATGCATCCCAATCCTCGATGGCTGGGTGCGTAACTTCCCGCATAGTGCAGGAGGCTTTGTCTGATGCGGCTTTTGTAATGCCGGCAAGGGCCATTTGCTCCATGATGTCGGCTTGGGTCTTAGCCATTTTTTCATTGCAGGTTTTGACTTGTTCATTAAGGCTTTCTTTCAAAGCTTTGGTTTCAACATACTCATTGATGAGGTCATTAATATTCATTTACAGTCTCCAAGGACGCGAGCAATTTCAGTTTCAGGGGCCATCCAGCCAATAGGCTTAACAACATCGTATTGTGAACCACGTTGTGAACGTGTAAATTCACCTGCAGGCTCCTTGGCCATGTTAGCTGTATGCACAACATTAAACAGCTTGTCAAAAGGCAAACCCATAGCGTGTGCGCAGCCCATTGTGACGTAGATCAAATCAACAATGGCGTCTGCAGCGCCAGTTAAATCACCTTCCTCAAAGGCGCGAAGATACTCACTAAGCTCCTCCATGATAAAGCGTGTAAAGTAACTGGTCTCGGCAGCGCTTAAAAATTGTGGTATGTCACCAATTGGCAATGCCATGGTGCGTCTAAATTCACCTACGCGGTTAAATTGTGAATGGTGCTTAGCAAAGCTTTCACCTGCACTAAAACCATCTTGGTATGCTTGTTCTACCTTGCCCATTATGCTACCTCCATTTGATCTTGCCATAACTCGATAAGCCACTGAGGGGCGCTTTGCTTGCCTTTGTTGTACACCATAGGCATGGTGGCTATTTTGCTAGCGTAATACTTACGATAGGATTGCACATGGTCATCGGATTTGAATTCGTCAGGCATTGCCAGCAAAGGTGGTGACCATAACAATGGAAGCTTTTGCATTGCAGGTGGGGCATACACTAACTCGTTGCAAATGACTGAGTATGACTTATGGATTTTGCCGTAACGACGATTGAATTCGCGGCCTAACGTACAAGCCATGTCGACAAGCCAGTCGTAATGCAGACGTGATTGACGAACCCAGATGGCTGATGGATGATTTTTGTGTGTAGGCTTATAGGTAACTTGGTCACCATTGCCAAATTCGTGGTGCGCTGTAGCTAGAAGCTGTGCGGACTCGATAATCATTTTGCCGACATGCTTGTCGCAATGATAGGACGCTGCAATGTTGGGTTGATGATGGAGATAGAAGACATTCATACAGGATACCTTTCAATAATCAATAAATAAACAAGTAACTAGAAACAATATGGATTATACACAAAAAAGGGGCAGGTGCCCCAATTTTTATGC